GCGACCCGTGCGGGCCACAACAGGCAGCTTAGCCCACATGCGCCCTCAGCGCAAGCACCGGGGCGGAATCGTGCTGTGAATGGTGTGCGCGCCTCCCTGCGATGCGTCGTGCGAGCGGCCCGGAGGGCTGAGCGAGTGCGATGCACCCCTGAGCAGGAGGACACAGCGCCCCGTGCCGATTCTCTCTCTCTCAATAACTACCCCCTTCCCCTGCTACGGACCTCCGGTCCTCGCAGGAGTCCGGGTGATCGAATCTTAAGCTAATTAGAGAATACCCCCGACGTTCTGAGCGCCAGCTTGCCCTAAGGCGCTGGGTGCGCTATGCTGGTGCCACCACACCCAACGAGGAGGACACGTGGACTACATCAACGTCTATCCGGAGCTGATAGGGCTGGCGGACAGCCTGGACGATCACATCACGCCCGAGGAGATAGCAAGCAAGCTCAGGGAGCTGGCGGACCGCATCAGCCCCGAGCCCGAGCAGGTGCTCATCAATGTAGACCTGGCCGTCATGGCTCAGCGGTTCTACGGTCTGGTGAGCGCGACGCCCGGCTTGAGCCTGAGCATGAACATGACGGACAAGCAGAAGCTGATCGACTGCCTGAGCCAGGCACTGGTCGAGTCGGTGGTCAAGTGAACAAGGACAAGCGCGCGACGCTTCAGGTGCTCGCAGACATCACCAACGCGTACCGACACGAGCGGTCGCTGCCACACAAGGTCGTCATCGTGCTTCACGACGCGGTGAGGCGCATGGCGGACAGCGAGGCCCTGAGCCTCAAGAAGATGGAGCCGTACAAGGACAACGAGGGCACGGCACGCAACTACCGCAACGCGGCGAACGCCGTGGACGACCTCACCGAGGCGTACGAGGCCATCGCGGACGGTGATCTGGACCAGGCGTGGGCACACCTAGCTCGTGTGGCCTCACCGCCTACCGAGAAGCCGGAGCCCGTCAAGACCCGTAAGGCCAAGCGGTGAACCCGCTGGTCTGGGTCGTAGCTGGCGGAATGCTGATTCTCCTCGCAGGCACGGTCTACGTGCTGTGGAGCGAGGCACGCTGGGCCAGCCAGACACAACAGGTCATGCGCCACCGACGGAAAGTCCGTCGGGGCGGGGGCCACACCAGAGTCGAGGAGGACGACTGATGAAGTGGAACATCACATATCTGCACGAGCACTGCGTAGCCTGCGAGGGCCTAGCAGATGTAGGGGTAGAGCTGTGCAAGGCTAACGGAACACTGCTGGAGGTAGTGACCCAGATGCAGGCCGAGCACGGCATACTCAGCAAGGTGCGTCATCAGGCGACGGTGATGTCAGCATGAAAGGCTGGACGGTCAACAAGATGCACGATCACTGCGCACCGTGCGCCGAGCTGGCGGCTTCGGCCGTCGAGCACGCGAACAAGACAGGCGGGGTGCAGGCCACGAGCAGCTACACCACGGTCGACGACATACGTACCGTCATTCATCAGGCTCACGTGGAGAGGACAGAGAAGTGAGCAAGCAGCGCAAGAAGGTTCACTGCACGTGTCACGGCAAGACCGGACGTGTGAACCCCGGACCGGATAGGCAGAAGCACGCGGCCGACTGTCCCATTCTCAAGAGGCCAGCATGATGGGCGTCAGCTGGGACTCGATAGAGCCAGCGGCGCTCACTGCTATCCGGCTGGAGTGGAGTCTGTACCACCTCATCGTGGCGGCGGAGAGCGGAAACCACACGCCTGTCAGCGGAGACTCGCTGGTACCGGATTTCCGTTTGTCACTTGCGGAAACCCGGAAGATGTGGGATAATCTAGGTATGGACAACTACTTCACCTTCACAGTCAGCGAGAACAAGCTGTACTCCACCGCCCTTCATCACGTAGTTCCGATCTACGTGGACGTCACCTTCACCGACGTCGACTTCACCACCCGTTTCTTCTTCGACGAGACCTCGGGAGCCTACATCGACGACGAGGGCAACGCTCTCACGGTCGAGTGGGACGGCGAGCACATCGTCCGTATCGACGTTCCGGAGATCTGATGTCTGAATGGTACGAGTGCGAGGAGTGCGTCTTCGCTACGAACAGCCCGCGTCAGGCCACACGCCACGAGGTGGCCACTGGTCACACCGTGACGGGGGACGCCGAGTGACCTGGCGAACCTGGGGAATCATGATGGGGGTGGGCATCCTGCTCATCCTCATCATGTTTCTCGGGAACATGACTTGAGATAATCTAGAAGGTGTGGTAAGCTTCTAATATCAGCAGCAACAAGGAGGGCAACATGAACACCACGATCCCCGGAAACAAGTTCTCCGAGAAGCGGATCTACTCCGACACCAGCAAGGAATGGCTGGAGCAGGAGCTTCGCCGGGTGGTGGACGCTCAGGCAGCCAACATGCGTAGCAACCCCCGCTACACCCGCTACATTCGCACCCTCCGCAACGCCATCGCCGCCCGCTGATCCACACCGACAACACAGGAGTCCACCCTCATGTCTGACAAGAAGCTCGAACTCATCGCACAGCTGCTGGCCAAGGCCGAGAGCACCACCCCCGAGGAGGCAGAGGCCCTCACCGAGCACGCCGAGCGTCTCATGATCAAGTACGGCATCGAGCAGGCGCACATCGACGCTCGTCGGGCCAAGGCTGGCCAGGCCAGCGAGAAGATCGTGGAGGAGCGTCTCGACTTCACCGGAGTCTACCGTGGCGAGATGGTCCACCTGTCCCACGCTGTCGTGCACGGGCTCGGCGCTCTGCGGGGCATGCAGTACACGGGCGGGGCTGGCAAGGTCTTCAGCTACTGGATCATCGGCTTCGAGTCGGATGTAGCACAGGCCAAGACACTCATCGCCAGCCTTCAGGTTCAGGTAGCGGTGGCCGTCCGCGCATGGTGGAAGACGAACAAGGACTCGTACTCGTGGGCCAGTGCCTACGATCAGGAGAAGGCACGCAGGAGCTTCGTTCACGGATTCGGCACCGGAGCGGGAGCTCGTATCCGGGACAGCCGCGCCAAGGTCGTGAGCGAGTCGTCTACCGGTACGGACCTCGTGCTGGTCGACCGCTCGGCCAAGGTGGAGGAGCACATGAGGAGCATCCCCACCAAGCATGGACGGGCTCGCACCGCTACCGGTAGAGACCACGCGGCAGGCCAGGGCTACACTGCCGGTAAGAACGCGAACACCGGTGGCCGGGCCGTGGGTCAGGGTCGAGGAATCACCGCCTAGCAGGTGAGACGGCCACACCTAGTTCCCTAGCGCCGCTAGGTGTGGCCCGCCCATTGCGGAAAAAGTATCGAGGTGCTATACTAGGGTTGTCGGTGCCCCATACCGGCAGAATTGTCCAAGGAGGACACGACATGGCTCTCAGAAGGAACACGATCGACGACGTAGTGATGGCTCTGGCCGATGCACCCGTCGACGAGCGGACAGGCAACAAGGTCCTGTACTCAGTAGACTGGCTGGCCGACAAGCCGAGCATGATCGGGGAGGTGAATCCTGACTGGGTGCGCCGGGAGCTGAATTGGTTCAGCTCGGGCAGTGACTCGCTGGCGGACCTGGAAGGCCCCGTGCCCAAGCTCTTCCAGGCGTGTGCTGGCACCGACGGCAAGGTTAACAGCGCCTACGGCCACATCCTGTTCGGTAAGGGGGCGTTCCTTCCGCCGGTATCCAGTCTGTACGACGTGGTGCTGGAGACCTTCACCGACGAGGGCCTGGACACGAGGCACGCTGTCGCCATCATCAGCGATCGTGACGTACGGTACATATCACGCTACAACGACCGCCACGACTTCATCTGCACGAACGCTCTCAACTTCATGGTTGACTCCAGAAACCGTCTGAACATCATCGCGCAGATGAGGAGCATGGACGCGGTGTTCGGCTACAGGGCCGACTACTCCATGTGGGACTACCTCATGAACAAGCTGGTGCGGGACCTGAACGACTCCGACTCGTACCAGCTTGCCAACATCACACGCGGAGACATCACGTTCCAGGTGGCCAACCTTCACGTGTACCCGAGGCACCATCAGCTGCTTGCGGACACGGCTGCGGACATCGACGAGCGTCTCCAGCGCCGGGTCTGGCGGTCCCAGACCATCATGGGCTCGGACGGTAGGGACCACGATGTATGACTACATCGACCCCTGGTTTGGGGTCCCGGTGGCTCTGGCCCTCTGGGCTCTGGTCATGATCCTGTACGTACGAGACAAGAGGAGACGGCGATGAGCCCGTGGGAGTTTCTGTGGATCGTGATCCAGTGGGCCGTGGCTCTGCTGGCGGTGATCATCGTCCTGAGCATCGCAGCGGCGGTGGTCGTGGGCGTGATCGGGGGCATGAGCCGATGGCGGAAGAAGTAGACTCCAACGTTGTTCACCTCAACGGCGGACCGTGGCACGACAGGCTCATAGCCCTGGAGCCGGGGGTGAACTTCTTCCGGGTATATGAGGCTCATCTAGACCTTCCGTCTGCTATCACAGCAGATCAGGCTGAGTACCCCGAGATAGATATGCAGGAGTACGTCACGGTCTACACCCGAGTAGGCCACACACAAGAGTTCGAGTGGATAGGCAAGGAGCGACGATGAACGAGCATCTCAAGCTGATCAGCAAGGCTAGGTCGAGCTGGCTGTATCACATCTACGTCCCGAGCGCGTTCCGCGCCGGCTCGGCTCCACTGCTGGACATGCTGAATTGGGCTCCAGCAGCGGTGCAGAACAAGGTGCACATCGTCACCCTGCCCGACCAGATGCTGGACTACCAGCAGGCCTACCCGTGGGCGGACGTGCTGGATGAGCCCCAGCCCGGTATCGGACCGGCCCGCATGGCAGCGCTGAAGGACGCCGAGTACCAGGAGTATGATCGTATCGCCATGCTGGACGACGACATCATCCACGTCAGCCTGCTGGAGGAGACATACAAGGGTAACGGCAACCGATACGCCCGGCGCTACAGTGCCAAGCTGAGCGGTATCCCCGAGCCCCTGATTCTCATCAGGAGCCTAGCGGTAGCCTGCCAGCTAGCCGAGGCCGTGTTCGCGGCGCGGCCGGATGCTAGCTACGGTGCCGCCCGCAACGCCCTGTTCGCTGGACCGGTGGCTGACCCGAGCATCGGTGCCATGCTGAACAAGCAGAGCTTCCCGGCCTGCGTTATGCTGCTAGATGTGGCCCGGTACACCATGCGGGACATGCCCGAGCCGTTCCAGTACCACGGTGAGGACCTGGCCATGTTCCTGCACAACATGGAGGAGGGCAAGAGGGCCTTCCAGCTTCCAGCGGTAGCGTACGACCAGCACGGCACCATCGAGACCACCATTCCGCTCGACCCTCTGAGCGAGGTGGGCAGGCCACACCTACAATACACCGGGCAGTACTACCCCACCATCCATCCGTATCTGCGAGCGTCCGTGAAGAACAAGCTTGGTGGCACGATGCGGGTAGGGGTAAACTGGAACCGCTGGTACAAGGATACCAACACCGGGCCAGACATCATTCCCATGACCGATCTGGTCAACATCGTCAACCAAGGAGTCCACAAGTGTTCATAGCGTTCGAAGGCCCCGACAACGCGGGCAAGTCCACCAGCGCTGCTCATCTCACCAGCTTCGAGAGCCCCGTCTACAACGCCACCAAGGAGAATCACCGGCGAGCGCAGACCGCGATGGGCAACGAGGCTGCCACGCTCGTTCAGGCGTTCGACAGGATCGACTGGCTGACCCACATGGTCTACAGACTCGCTCTGCCAGACCGCGAGTGGAACGACGACCGCGTACGCACCGTATTCGCCATGCCGGACACCCACCTAGTGTTCAAGATTCACCGCCCGGACCTGGCCCACTTCACGGCGGACGAGGTGGTAGACACCCCCATCTCCAAGGTGAACCCCATGTACTACCACGTGGGCACGTTCCTGGCCACACTCAACGATCGTCTGGACTACACCCTGTTCCGGACAGTGTCGTTCGTAGAGGTGGCCAACGAGGGCGAGTCGTACCAGCAGGAGTTGAAGGCGTTCTACAGCCCAGTCAACCCCCTGCCGATAGCGCCTGTCACCACCGACGAGGAGCTTCTGGAGCTGCTTCGGTATGACGAGCACACCAGACTCTGACGTACGCAAGCTGCCAGCCTTCGACCACCTGTTCAAGGTGGGAGTCCTGTGGGACAGGGCCACCAAGGGCAGGTATCCCGAGTCGGTCCAGGACGAGTCCGACGCCGAGTGCCTTCGCTATCGAGACGAGGGTCTCATCCTACAGAAGTTCGGAAAGGACAGCACCGTGGCACCCACGAAGAAGGTACGAGGCACCGACGTGCCCGAGCCTACCGTGTTCAGCGGTCAGGGCATCATCTACGCGGTGATCGATGACCGCGAGGGCATGCGCGAGGGCCGTGTGACGACCATCGACATCATCGCCGACGCTATCGAGGCCGCGCTGGACCACGGCCACGAGACCAGCGAGGAGATAGCCCGCTACCTCACCACGAGCGCCTTCCAGCACGTACCCAACAAGCGCGTCCGGTTCAACAGTGTGCTCAAGGCTGGCGACGCGGTAGGAGCCCAGATCACCCGCAAGCTGTACAACGCCTACAACGACCTGGCTCAGCTAGCGGACGACGAGGAGGATCCCAAGGTCAAGGCCGAGATTCGCACCGAGGCCACCGGATTCGCCGAGGCGCTGAACGTGGTCATCAGCCCGTTCTCGTGCGAGGACAAGACCGACCCTCGACTGGTCGACTGGGACGAGGTGGACCGCATCACCACCGCGTTCGAGAAGGAGCAGCGAGTCGTGCGCCGGGAGCGCAAGGGCAACCCCCAGTAGTAGAAACCAACACAAGGAGATTATCGTGAGTGAGAGAGACGACCTGACCGAGCAGGCGTTCCACAACCCGTTGCCAGTGGATAAGGAGGAGACAGACGTAGACTTCCGAGGCAAGCATCTGCTGAAGACGTCTGAGCCCACAACCGAATACACCGTAGAGCTGGGAGGCCAGACCTTCACTGCCGCTCAGTGGGACGCTATCCAGACGTACGCTCGTGGCACCACGGCAGCTACCCTGCAGGACGCTCTTCCGGACACCGAGAAGACCATCGCAGCCGTGAACTACGCCGAGATCGGCCTGGACCACATGCTCGACATGCAGCGCGAGGTGGAGAGCGCCTGGAACAGAAACGTCGACACTGAGAACCCCGAGGCGGTGAGCGCCTACATCCGTGACGTGGTGCTGTGCGCCACCGACGAGCTTCACGAGGTGCTGGGAGAGGTGAACTGGAAGCCCTGGAAGAACTCTCGTGGCATCAAGAACCTCGAGAAGTACCGCGAGGAGATGGCCGACGTGCTGCACTTCGTGCTGGACCTGTACCTCGCTGCTGGACTCACCGGGCGCGAGATCATCGTTGACTACCTGACCAAGCACTACGAGAACCTTCGTCGTGTGCAGAGCACCGAGTATCGCAACAACTAAGGAGACACCCCGTGAAGAACAACCGTCCCACAGCCAATCAGCCCGTGCTCGACCCCGGCAAGGGCAAGCGCACGCCGACAGTGTGGGGTCGCTGGCTCCTCGACCGAATGGGCTTCCAGCGCCAGGTGCTCCAGGCCCTGCAGACGAGGCCCATGTATCAGGGCACGGCCAACGCCAAGGCTGTCGCCAAGCGCCGGGCCAAGAACAAGATGGCTAGCAGGAGCCGTCGCATCAACAGGATGCACGGCTGATGCCTGTTCGTTCATCGTGGGACACCGTCTGGGCTGATGTGGCTCGGGCGGTGTCCCGTCGTAGTAGCTGTGATCGTGCTCAGGTCGGCTCGGTCATCGTCAAGTGGAACAGGGTCGTGAGCACCGGCTACAACGGTCCGGCCACACACTACCCTGCCGACACGAGCCAGGGCTGTGCTGTATGGTGCGCCCGCTCTCGGGGCATGGCGGTGGGAGAGCACCTAGGGTATGGGTTCTCCTGCCCGAGCATACACGCCGAGGCTAACGCCCTGCTCCACGCCAGCCGGGAGGCCGTGGAGGGCGCTACCCTGTACACGACTCATGCCCCGTGCGCCGACTGTGCCAAGCTCATCAGTAACTCGGGGGTCGCTGTCGTGGTCATGCTCCAGGAGGCTGAGGAGCACCGTCCTGACCCTGTCCCATATCTGGAGTCGTGCGGAATCACCGTCTGGGTGATGCCGTGAAGCTACGTGACTCCCAGCGTGTAGCTCTAGCACGCCTCACCGAACCTGACAGGACCTACGCGGCGCTGTGGGCTGAGCCTCGCTCGGGCAAAACAGCCGTAGCGCTCAAGTGGATCGAGCACGTGAGGCCAGCGGTGGCTGTCATCGTAGGTCCCAAGATAGCTGAGGGGACGTGGCGCACTGAGGCTGCGAAGTGGCTGGGAGTCACGTACCGATTCTTTCCGCTGACGGCGGGCAACGACTATCCCAAGCAGAGCATGTTCCGAGGGGTGACGCTGCTGTTCGTGAACTACGAGCAATTCGGCAAGGCCCCATTCAAGCGCCTGCGACCGTTTCTGATGTCCCTGAGCAAGGCTATCGGCGGTCAGGGCATGATGCTGCTGGACGAGTCGCACATCATCAAGACACCTAGCTCGGTATTCGGTCGCAACATCAGGCCGCTGGCCCATCACTGGCGCTACCGCCTACTCATGACCGGAACCCCCGTCACCAACCCGTCCCAAGTAGACGCCGTGTACGGTCAGTGGACGTTCTTGAATCCGGCTATTCGCCAGCAGTGGGAGAGCGCTAGGGACTTCCGCGAGTACTTCGGCGAGTGGACCAACGTCAAGGGGTTCCCCGAGCTGATAAGGCCCCGCCATCAGGCAGAGCTGAGTCAGTACCTCCAGCCGGACGTTATCACGATGGTAGGCCCCGGAGAAGACGTACCCGTGCGCCGAGTGCGGTATCCCGTACCAGAGACGGTGATGGCCCTCCACACCACCATGTTCAAGAAGGGTGTGGTCGAGATAGACGGCAGGGATGTGGTGGGGCTCAACCCACTCACCCGTCTTATACGCATGCGTACCATCGTGGCAGGCTGGGTCAAGGACGACGACGGCAACTCGTTCACCGTGCCTGAGGCAGCACGAGCAAGACTCGGGGCGCTGGGGAGCGTGCTGAGGAGGTGCCGAGGCAAGGTCATCGTAGCCTGCACCCATCTGTGGGAAGTCAAGCTCGTGAGGCGCTATCTGCGGCGCAAGGGCATCGGTCATCTGGTAATCACCGGGGCCACACCAGACAAGAGTCACGTCATCGAGGCCTTCCAGCGAGACCCCGACGCCAGGGTGCTGCTAGTGCAGCCCCGCACCGTGGCGATGGCGGTCGATATCTCTGTGGCACAGGACCTCGTCTGGTACACCAGCGACTTCAACTACGTAACGTTCAAGCAGACCTCGGACCGTATCAAGCTGAGTCCGGCCCACCCCACGGTGTGGTTTCTGTGTGGCCGAGGCAGCGTGGACGAGGACGTCTGGACTACTCTCCAGGAGGACCACGAGCACTTGCACAAGGTCATTCAGAGAATCAGAAGCCGTCGACACCTCTAGTGTCACTAGGTATCGAGAAAAAGTTGTTCAGGAGGCTTGCGTTCGCGCGCGAGGTGGGGCATACTTGTCTCTTGTCAGCACGTGACAACAACCACCCGATCAAGGAGATCATCATGGCAACCAAGTCCACCGCCGCCGTCGAGGAGCTGGAGACCGAGACCGCGGTCGAGCCCACGACCAAGCAGCTCATCAACGACGGCATCAAGGCCGTCATCGACGCCACCGGCATCGACGTCCAGAAGAACCGCTACAAGGCCATGCGAGCCATCGCGTTCCAGGCCTTCTCCGAGGCCATCGAGTCCGGTGACTTCGACGACCTCGTCCAGCGTGCCATCGCGAACGTCGACGAGCTTCCGGCGGGCTGGGAGATCGAGCGCGTCGAGAAGGACGAGGCACCGGCCCCCAAGAAGGCGGCAGCCAAGCCCGCTGCCAAGGCAGCCCAGAAGACCCCGGTCAAGAAGACGGCAGCGAAGGCGGGTACCGCTCGTCGTCGTCCGACCCGCTGACCGGGTTAGAGAACCCCTCAGTCACTTCCCCCCAGAAGGCTGAGGGGTTCTCGCTCTCTAGGGCCGTAGCTCAACTGCAGAGCACCGTGGCGGGGAATCCGCTAGACGGAAGTGCAGGTTCGAGTCCTGCCGGTCCACAAGTATCATCCGCGTATTAGGAGTCCACCCTATGCAGCTTCTCATCAGCGACGATCTCGACGAGACTCGCGAGTATCTGGCGAGCACGAGCGCCCCGGTCATCACTGACATAGAGACCACCTCTCTCACGGTAAACAAGGGCCAGCTGCTCTGCATCGGATTCGCTCCGTACGACCGTGAGGACGTGCTCGTGTGGTGGCCTAGGGTTGCCAGCGAGCTACGAGCCCTTCGTATCCCTAAGATGGTGGCCCACAACAGTCCGTTCGAGGAGCGCTGGCTCAAGAGCTACGGCTCTAGAGTACGTACCGTGTGGGACACCATGTTCATGGCCCACCTGCTGGACGAGAATCATCCGATAGGTCTGAAAGACCTCGGACAGCGCCTGCTGGGATACAAAGACTGGTCAGACGACAACGTGGCTGGACTCGGTACCGAATTCGGTCAGGCCTGGAAGGACCGCCACCTACCCGAGGCAGCCAAGTTACGGGTCAGTAAGTACAACGGCATGGACGTGCATGTCACCCGAGAGCTGATGAGGTGGCAACGCAGCCACATACGAAAGAACCTCAAGCCTGGCGAGAACCCTATCCGGGTCATGCAGAAGGTGATGCTGCCAGCGGTGGAGCCCCTGCGTCAGATGGAGGACAACCGTCTGCCGGTGCGACTCGGGCTCGTAGCCAAGACCCAGCGAAAGGTCGAGGAGCAGATAGCCGCCATAGAGCAGAAGCTGGACGCCAGTATCCCAGACAAGGAACGCTGGCCAGACTGGCTCCAGAAGACGAAGCCGAAGTGGGGCAACACCAACTGGACCAAGTGGTGGCTGTACGAGTATCAGGGCGCTCTCTGCCCGAGGCGTGGCAAGCCCACCAAGACCTGGCCCGAGGGCAACCCCGGCATGTCCCAGGAAGACCTCGCCAAGATAGACCATCCGGCAGCCCGCATGCTGAGTCAGCGGTCCACGCTGTACAAGCAGCTGACGGGCTTCATGAACCCGATCATGGAGCGCACCAGGGACGGGCGTATCGGCACGAGCTTCAAGCTCACAGGCACGGTCACCGGTAGGCTGAGCAGCAGCAGCCCCAGCGACGAGGATCCGGGTCTCAACTCTCAGCAGATTCCTCGTGACAAGGCCACACGCAACCTCTTCGGCGAGCGCGGCCTCGCCTGGATCGAGGTAGACTTCTCCCAGCTAGAGTTGCGTGTGGCAGCGGTGATGGCGGGCGAGCGCACCATGATGGAGCTGTTCGAGGCCGAGGAGGACATTCATCTCTACATGGCCCGACGACTGGTACGGCATGACGACATCACCAAGGAGCAGCGCTCGCTGGCCAAGGGAGCCAACTTCGGCTTCTTGTACGGCATGATGGCGAAGCACTTCGCCAACTATCTGTTCGAGAACTACGGCGTGAAGATCACCCCCAAGGAGGCCGAGGCGTTCCGCGAGGAGTACTTCACCAACTTCAGCGCCCTGCCAGAGTGGTACCGCAAGCAGCGCAAGGAAGCCATCGAGTACGGCGGGGTACACAACGAGTTCGGAAGATTCCGGCATCTGCCCAAGGTGTACTCGTCCGACTACTGGGTGCAGGAGAACGCGTTCCGGCAGGCCATCAACTCTCCAGTACAGTCGACCGGAAGCGACTTCATGCTTATCAGCCTCGCTAGGCTCGGCAGGGACTTGCGGCTCCCCGAGCTGGGTGCTAAGCTTATTACCACGGTTCACGACTCTGTCTGTCTCACAGCCCCATATAAGACAGCACGTCGAGTCGGCCGTATCGTCAAGGAGACAATGGAACAGGCTGATGACACACTCGACAGAAGATTCTTCCTCAAGGCAGACGTTACCATCTCGCGATGCTGGGGAGGTGAGCCTCTTGCCGAGTTCTGATCACTTCGGCCAGCATCTTCAAGGGTGTGTTTCCTGCTACGCCTACATCGAGGCTCAGCAGTGACCGCGACCCAGCTTGCCAGCACAGGCAAGAAGCCTGGAAGCAAGGCCTGGCATGGTGCCCGAGGCACGTGGCCCACGACCGATGACGGTCGTCTGGTCATCACTCAGAGCATGGTCAGCGGATTCGTCGAGTGCCCCCGAGAGACGTACTACGGCATCGTGCTGGGTCTGCGCCCACGTATTGAGAAGAAGCCCCTCACCCGAGGCACGTGGGTTCACGCCCTGCTGGAGGAGCGCGGTCGCGGCGGAGACTGGAAGGCCCTGCATCAGCAGCTTCTCGAGAAGGCCCGAGCCGAGCAGTTCGAGGAAGAGGTCGAGGCGTTGGCTCGGGAGTGCTACTACATCGTACTCAGCTACGAGTACGCTCACCGCAAGGAGATTCTGAAGCCCATTGCGGTGGAGCTTACCGTCGAGCGTCCCATGTTCCGCAACAAGGTCCTGTACCGAGGCCGTATCGACATCATCTGGATGGACGAGAACGGCGATGTGTGGCTCGGCGACCACAAGACCCACGCCACCCTGCCGGACTGGCGCTACCGGGAGCTGGCCTTCCAGCACTACTCGTATCTCTGGGCGGTCGCCACTAGCCCCGAGTACAAGGCGCTGAGGTACAAGGGCAAGCCTCTCCCCCAGCCGAAGGGCTTCATCTACGACTACTGCCGTACCGGCGCTATCAGCGCTCCCACCCTCACCATGAAGGGTAAGATCAGCCGGGTGTGCAAGCCTTCGGGCACCACGTACCCTGTGTTCATGGAGTGGTTGAAGGACAACGGGCTGGCCACAGTCATCAAGGGCAAGACACTGCTCGCTATCGAGGATCCTGCCGAGCGGGCCTATGTGGAGGAGTTCATCGTAGCCCTGAGGCAGCGAGACTACAGCGACCTCTTCCGCCGCGACAAGATAACCTTCAGCCCCGAGCAGGCCGAGCGCCAGCGCAAGGCGTTCTACACGAGCGCCCGCCGTCTGCTCACCTACAAGTGGGACGACCCCGACTGTGTAGAGCGCAACCTGCACGCCTGCTCGGGGTACATGTGCAACTACAAGGACCTGACCGTGGCGGACCTCATGCACGGCAGCAGCGAGATCGAGCAGCGCACGCGGTACGTGACCACCCGAGACCCGCTCGACTACTATCCGAATCAGAAGAAGGACGAGAAATGAGTATCTACACCATCTACGGTCGTCCCAAGGTGGGCAAGACCACGATGGCGCTCAAGGATGCGCCCAAGGGCAAGACCGCCATCCTCAGCGCCGACCAGGGCCTCACGGCCATCGACACCACGGGCTTCACCGTCATCGAGGATCTCAGCACGAAGAGCCTCAACCGTGAGATCACCAGTGCCTTCCTGAGAAAGCACACCCGTATCGTCATCGACACCGCCACGAGCCTGCACGGTATCATGCTACGTGAGGCAGGAGGCGGCAAGGCCAGCCAGCAGGCCTACGGCATGGCGAACGACGCTCTGGCCACACTCGTACGCACCTTCCGTGACGAGAAGAAGCAGACCATCATCACCGCTCAGGAGAAGCTCTTCATCCCTAACGAGGAATGGGCTCCCGAGGACGAGGATGAGGACGCCTCGGTCATGACCACCGTGGACCTGTCGCCGGGAGGAGCCAGCGCCCTGCTGCAACTCAGTGACGTCATCGGCAGGCTGTACATCGCCCACGTCAACGAGAAGCCTGTCCGGCGTCTGTGGCTCGGGCCGAGCAGCAGCATCGTCGCGGGCGCTCGCTCCAAGACCTACCACGGCACCCCACCGTATCTCAAGCAGCCCACCATCGGGCGGCTCGACCAGCTTCTCGGCTGGACCCGCTAGCCGAGATCAACAAGAAGAAGGAAACATCATGGCAATGAAGAAGATCCGTCTCGACTTCAGCAAGACCGAGGAGCGCTCGGGCTGGAATACCCGGCACATCTCCGAGGGCCTGTACAAGATGAAGATCGACGCGGTGCAGGAGACCGAGGCCCAGGATGGCACGGCGATGCTCGTGTACGCGCTGGTCCCCACGGACAGTCGGTTCAAGAGCCGTCGGTTCCCGTACTACTGCAAGCTTCAGCAGAATCAGCTCTGGAAGCTCCGCGACCTGCTCGTGGCTGCTGGTCAGTCGGTTCCCAAGAAGGCGCAGAGCATCGACCCGAGCGCGGTCGTGGGCAAGTACGTCGCTGCCGAGGTGGAGGACGACTCCTACCAGGGCAACGTTCGTTCCTCGGTGAATGGCACCTACGGTCTGGACATCCTCGATGAGGGTGCCGAGGGCGAGGAGCCGGATGAGGAAGAGGACGAGGAGTACGACGAGTCCGAGGACGACGCGGACGAGGGCTACGAGGACGAGGCCGAAGACGAGGAGGATGAGGAGGATGAGGAGGAAGACCTCTCCACCCTGTCGCTGGTCGACCTTCGCAAGCGTGCCAAGACGCTCGGCGTCGAGACGGCTGGCCTCAAGAAGGCTGAGCTGATCGAGGCCATCGAAGAGGCCGAGGCCGAGGAGATCGAGGAGCAGGACGAGGAGGACGAGCTGGACGAAGACGACCTCGACGACGAAGAGCTGGAGGACGAAGAGTTCGAGGACGATGAGGAGCCCGAGGAGAAGCCTGCTCCCCGCCGTCGTCCCGCTGCCAAGGCCACACCGGCCCGCAGGGCTGCACCGGCTCGTCGCACGGTCAAGCGCCGCTAGCACACACCATGCAAGAGGCTGAGGTAGTCAGGAAGATGCTGGCCGCACTCAACGCCTTGGACGGGGTGTATGCGATCCGCACCCACGGGGGTTCCTTTCAGCAGAAGGGAACCCCCGATGTCCTTGGTTGCGCGCACGGCAGATTCTTTGCGATAGAGGCCAAGAGGTCGGCGCTAGAGAAGCCCAGCGCTGCACAGCAGTACAACATGAAGAAGTTCCGTCGTGCTGGCGGCAAGACGTTCATCAGCCACGACCCCAAGGTCCAGGAAGTAGTAGCGTGGATAGCGAGTCTCTCAGACTAATCCGCAAGGTATGGCGTCACGCTGGTGTGGCAGGCAGCGTATGGGTTCCCCATATCTACGCCATCGGAGATAAGGACAGACAGAAGTTCCGCGAGGGTCCGGTGATAGACTCCCGCAACCCCGTGTTCCCAGAGCTGAGAGACAGCGTCGACTGGTACTGGACCCCAGCGGTGAGCAGCAGCGCCAGCCGCAAGGCCAAGGAGTATCCAGCGCAGCGAGCCGTGTGGGTAGACTGCGACGAGTCCTACGACGACGAGCTTCTGCAGACACTGAAGCCGTCGTTCATGTGGGAGACTAGCCCCGGTCACAAGCAGGCCGTGTGGCTCCTGCAGGACAGCATGCCTCGGGCCGAGTTCCACCGGGACGGGTACATCGGCATGCTCACACACGCTCTGGGGGGTGACAAGTCTGGAGTAGACATCAGTCAGCTGCTCAGGGTGCCTGGCACCACGCACCACAAGCGGGAGCCATACCAGGGCACCATCCTGCGCAACGCTGGCACCGTGTACACCAGGGGTCAGCTGCTGACTCGTGTGGCCAGGGGTCTGGGATTCTCCCCGGCGCTGGCGAGCGAGCTAGGAGCCGACGACCCCTATGGTGACCGTAGCAAGGTCATCTGGAGATTCGCACGCAACGCTGCCGAGCTAGGGCTCGACCAGAACCTCACCTTCAAACTGATCAAGGCCACCAAGTGGAACAAGTGGAAGGACGAGCCCGAGCGTCTCAAGGAGGACATCGCTAGGGCGTACGAGCAGCAGCCCACGGTAGCCGACAAGCCCGACCCCGAGCGGCAGCAGGCCCTCGACCAATACGACCACGAGGAGACCGAGGAGGTCGAGCCGTGGGACATGGCCACGGTAGACAGCTTCGGCCCTGTCATCCGCAAGCCTGTCAGCTGGGTAGTACCTGGAATCATACCCGAGGCAGGATGTGGTCTGCTGGTGAGCGCACCGAAGGTAGGCAAGACCCGTATCGCCATCGAGATGGCCCTCGGGCTGGCTACCGGACGCAAGCCTCTGGGGCTGAGCCTACGCAGGCCTCTGGCGGTGGGCTTCTTCTCGCTGGAGGACGGCGAGTATCTGTTCTCGAGCCGCCTCGACGGTAGTCTCAACCGTGACCACGGCAGGTTCCGGTACCACTGGGACGGCCACATCAAGCCGGACTTGAGCTGGGAGCCACCCCAGCCCATGAGCCTGCTGACCAACTTCGCGCAGATAGACCTCAGCGCCGATGAGGACAAGCAGCGCCTGTTCGAGACCATCGTCAAGTACGACCTGAAGCTGGTCATCATTGACACGCTGAGCATGGCTATCGGCAAGAGCGACGTCAGCAACAGTAAGGAGATGTACTCTATCCTGAAGGACATCAAGACCATAGCCAAGAGTACGGGATGTGCCATCATGTTCATCCACCACACCAGGAAGCGCGTCTTCGAGAAGGGTGAGTCCATTCAGGAGATGGTTCTGGGCAGCACAGCGCTGCATGCATGGTCGGACTTCATCATGAACCTCGTGGCTCCTGGAGAGGACAGCGATCTACTCAGGCTCGGGGTGCAGACCAAGATGGGTAATCACCTGCACTACATCGACAGCCGTCTGAAGATTATCCCGATGCCGAAGACCGAGGAGGTGGGGGAGGAGTGACACGCTGTCGCAAGGTGTGCTACCGTACCAGGCTAGACGCCAAGATGGCGCTGGCCCGCACCTACCAGAGCGATTCTCCCCGGCGCAACGAGGCACGGGTCTACTGGTGCCAGCAGCACAGAGCCTACCACCTCACGTCCAAGAAATAGCTTGCGGAAACCCGGAACATGGCGTAAGCTTTCCCACATGAACATCACCGCACCCCAGCACTCAGTCCACTCCGTCGAGTTCGAGGGCTTCTACTACGTAGAGAGCGACGGACACTTCTACAAGGGATGCCGCCGCTGTGGGGGCACCGGCCACTACTCGTTCAACGGCAGTGACAGCATCTGCTACCTGTGCAACAACGTTCGCGAGTACCGTCTAGGTGACGAGTTCGAGACTCGTGAAGCCGCTGAGAAGTGGTGCCACGAGCGGGCGGTTCGCCGGGCACAGCGTGAGCGCAAGGCCGAGGTCGAGCGTCTGGCCAACCTGAACAAGCGCGAGGCCGCATGGGACGCGCTGGAGGCCGCTCACCCCGCCGTGTGGGCGCTGCTGACCAGTGTCCTCAACGTTCGTGACTGGAACAAGCCCGACGGAGACGTGTACCCCAGCAGCAACGAGCGCAACCCATTCGTACTGAAGATGGCCGATCAGCTATGGCACCTGGGGGAGTTCTCCTACACCGAGCGCATGATCACCGCCCTGGAGGACATCGCAGCCAAGAGGGCTGTGGAGGCCGTCGAGTCAGAGTCGCACCCAGCTCCTTCCGGCCGAGTGGTGGTCACCGGAGAGATCGTATCAGCCAAGGCGGTCGACAGCGACTTCGGCACAGCCTACAAGGTGCTTGTGAAGGACGACCAGGGCTACAAAGTGTGGGTCTCCCTCCCCAGCGCCCAGCGCGCCGAGCTGAGGGACAGCTTCGACGAGCAGGTCCAGGCGGACGGCTACAGCCTCTTCGACTTCGGCCCGTACTGCTTCTTCCTCGGCACCCAGGATGGCAAGTACACGGGGGTCAAGGGTCGTCGTATCACGTTCACGGCCACACTGGAGCCGAGCAACAACGATGTGGCCTTCGCGTTCGGTAGCCGTCCCACCAAGGGTGCCTGGCTGTGAACACCCCGGACATTCCCGAGCTGAGGGCCGCGTTCCTGCTGGTGTGCGAGCTGAACGGCATCTACGAGGGTGCCGAGGAGGCCTTCAACCGGGCGCTGAAGGATATTAGGGACAGAGCGGCCTACGATGCCCTGTCCCAACTCGTACAACTAATGCTGAAGGAGAGAAACGTGAAGGTCCCAGAGGACAGCCGCTGGCTCCCCATCCCGCTGTTCCCTGGCTACTGGATCAGCCAGTACGGCCAGGTGTTCAGTATGAGCCGGATGCAGCTTGTCTCCCCGTACCTGAATCAGCACGGGTGTCGGTCGGTACGCATGTACACCGGACTGCTGTCGGCAGGCCCGAGCCGGGGATACAGCCGTACGGTAGCGAAGCTGGTACGCGAGGTACACTCGCAGGAGATCTGGGAGAACCCGGAATATCAGCTTGCCATCTCAGAATCTTCAGAGTAAGCTTGTTCCCATGACCAACGTGAACTTCTCAGTCAAGACCCAGGCAGCAGCGTACTCCGAAGGCATGAAGGATGGGCTGGACATGCTCGTCACGGCTCTCGAAGAGAGCGGCGACATCAACCATCTTCTCGAGGTTCTGGAGTGGAACGCTCGCCCCGAGACCGTCGCCCGCCTCAACGCCTACTACGCAGGACGTCGATGAGCCAGGCGGGGCGAGCGGCCCACTACCACAACCAGGCCCGTCACTCCCAGCGCGTGTTCGGCACCGAGAAGCCGAAGTCCCAGCCGGTAGGATCCGACACCGTGTGGGTTCCTGAGTTTCTGGCCAGCCTGGGTGACATCGGTCAGTTCAGCGCGAACAGCATCACCGCCCTGCCTCTGGGTGACACCCGCGAGGAGCGGGAGCGCAAGCTTCGCAAGGCCACATCTCTAGGAGCCCTGCACATGACCGCCCACCGTGAGAACGGGGTGTTCGTGGAGTACCGGTGGGAGCTGGAGACCAGGCGCTAAGCGCCCGCCTGCGTACCGAGGCCCAAACCGTGTGGTTGGGGTAGCCCCCACCCTGCTCGCCAGCGAGCCGAGGACCTCCCTAGCACACAGCTACCCCCCAGCCGGTGGGCCAGGGGGTAGCTGTGTGCTAGGGAGCTACTGACAGCTGTCACACTGTAGAGCCTCCATAGGGTCGATCGGACAGGCGAACCCGCCCACGACCTCTTTCTCGTCGTCCATTACTGCTGTGCCTTCCCGTCGCTGGAGACTACCACAGCAGGAGCCGTGACGATGGGCACCTCTCCGGTCGTGGCTCCCGAGCCGTCGGTGATGGTGGTGGTGCCACCGGTCTTGAGCGTGGCTCCGCCAGCGGTGAAGTCGGCGTTGCCGATGCTCGTGGCCACCGACAGGATCGTGGCGAGCAGCGCGACCGAGCCGACACTGATCCAGTTGACCGAGTCGACACCCCCCACGCCTGCCTCGATTCCGGCGGTCGCCACAGCGGCCACACCCGACTGGAAGAACGTCTTGATGGCTCGCTCCCCCAGTCCCTTCCAGAATGCCTTAGTCCACATGCTACACTATCCCTTCTTGTTGGTCTCTCTTGATTCTGAGCATGGATCGCGGTATGGTCGCCTCCACGTCGTCCCACTCCTCGTTGGTGAGTGAGACTCCTACACGCAGCACGTAGCCCTGGAAGGCACGTATCAGCCGCGTGAGCTTGCTGTCTGCGTTCTGCAGAGATTCTACCTTGGCTGTGAGGGCCTGCACCGTGCGCAGAAGCTCCCCTCGTTCCTGGCTGTAGGCCTGAGCCTGCTTGACCGCCTCGTCTCGAGCGTCCTCAGCCGCCTTCACAGCCTTGGTAGACCGGTCCAGCAGATCCTCGTAGGCCCGACGCTGCTCGGCGAACACGTCGACGTCTGTGTGCGTCTCCTCCATGTTGAGGCGCTTGTCCACATGACGACGGTTGAGGAGCCAGTTCAGCAGACCGGTGATAATGCCCGAGCCGAGCAGGGCCGCGATCAGGGTGACTATGAGGGAGGCGTTCACTGGATACCCTTCTGTCGGCCGGTAACGATGAAGGCGTAGAACACGAACAGAGCCCGCGCCAGCGGTACCACCGCGAAGCTAGCGTCCAGGATGGCGTTGTTCAGGTTCCCGAAGTCGAAGTCGTAGAACAGCTCGTACGCCTGATACACCTCGTACGTGACGAGCAGTGTGACGAGTATCACGGCGGCTGACATCTCCATCCTGGCCCACCGTGGGAAGTACAGCGCCCCGAGGCCGCACAGTACCGAGACCGGCAGGATAGACCACGCGAACCAGAACGTGAACACGAAGTTCTGCTGATAGAGGGCTATGGAGCCCGCTACCGCTGCCCACAGGGCGTAGATGCAGTACAGGATGAACGCGGCCCGGTGCGTGAACGTCACCGCCATGTCGTTGATGTGGGTCCAGGGCTTGTGACGCCTGGAGAACACCGTCTTGTGCTCGCCCATGTGAGTATCCTTCGGGTGTGGCTGTGGGGGTCGGACCGTCTCCAGCCCGACCCCCTGTTGACTACAGTACCTGGCTCGTGACCGGTGCGGTCCACGCGGCTGCCCACGTGTTCGGACCGATCAGCTGGTCCTTGGTCAGGCCACATTGAGCCTGGAAGTTGCCAGCGATACGCGCCGTCTCAGGGCCGTACAGACCGTCGACCCCGATGGTGTTGCCTCGGTTGGCCATCTGCTGCTGCCACTGACGCAGACCAGGAGCCCCGTTGGGACCACCGTACGGACCGTAGTAGCCGGAGACGGACTGCACCGGACCTTCCTTGGGACCGTAGTAGTATCCGGCGGGCAGCGGGTAGGACGGAGCCGACGGAGCCGTCGGGTGCGGAGCACCGCCACCGGGGCTGGCGTGACCCCCCGCGTAGGCGTCCCACACCGACCTGTCGCCGTAGAACACGTCGAGGTCCAGCGGGCCCTGACCGTTCAGGAAGCCCTGGCTCGTGTACTGACGTGCGATGGCGAACGGCCACACCCCGCTCTCGCTGCTCTGGGGCACGTTGACATACCCGTCGTGACGAGAGCTGTAGTCGCCACCGTACGCCACCCACAGACCCGAGTTGGTGTCGACCACCTGACGCATGTCACCGCTCTGGGCAGGGCTGAGGCTCATGTACGTCACCGGGGTGACGCCGTTGTTGGCTGCCACCCGGCGGATGAACCGAGCAGCGCCCGCTCCCCCGAGACCCATGCCAGCGCCCTCCCAGTCGAGCGTCGGGATGCCCTTGCCGAAGTATCCCTCGGTGTTGCGGCAGAAGTAGTCGGCCTGCTGCTCGGGGTTGTCCAGTGAGATGAAGTGGTAGAAGCCGAACAGCTTGCCAGTGTCGATGGCTCCCTGTACCTGCTGGTCGCACTCCTTGCTCACGTAGTCGAGTCCTTCGGTGGCCTTCACCCACACGAAGTCGGCAGGCACCTGCCGCGAGATGTCTGCGGACTGCCAGCCCGAGACGTCGATTCCGTTCAACATTGTGTTGCTCCTTCTCCTTGTTAGTGGTTCTCACCCGACCAGGGTGGCCGGTGCGAGTCTATGGCGCTACCGCCGTGAACTGACTCTGAAAGCTGTCAGTGTCGAGGATGGCTACCACGAGCCCGGTGTCGTTCTGTCGGACTGCCCACAGTCCCGCGTGATAGTTCATCTGATTAGTGGTGTCGAGTCCCCACGTCGACAGCATCTCGGCGTTGTCGGGGGTCATCTCCAACGCATAGTAGCGCTGGGTGCTCTCGTACAGAGTCAGTTCGTCCATGACTAGCTCCTAGGAATGTAGATCATGCCGTCGAGCGATACCCAGCCGTTGTTTCCCTGTTCTATCGACCAGTCACCGTTCTGGTCTCCGAGGATACGGGCTCGGGTAGTGGCGTTGGAGGGTCGGTTGAACATAGCACCGGCTCCAGCGTGTCCGGTGTCGTACCAGGATGGCCTAGTGCCAGCAGGCTGATTCCAGATCTTGGATGCTGTGGCCACAGAGCCGCTGTTCATGAAGCCCTGTACGTAGATCATTCCGTTAGCTAGCTTCTTGTACCCAGGAACCGTGAACTGAGTGCCTGCACCCTGCACCCACCCGGAGCCGAGCGCCGGGTACACGAATCCGGTCATCTGGGAGGCCTTCGGGTACACCACACGGTTCAGGGACAGCTGAGTGTTGGAGGTCTGGTTACCAATCTTCCAGTTGAGCGAATGGTAGCTGTTCGTACTGTTGATACCGATAGCGCCCCACACGTTATCCGTCTCCGACACGAAGTGGTGCTCCCGAGATTCCGCCGCCAGAGCTGCCGGAAAGAGGATCATCGGGGTGTTGTCGGCCGTGACTGCGGTGGGGTGAAGAAGAACGCCCTGCCACCACACGAGACCGTTGGTGTCCTCCCAGTACCGTACCGGACCGAAGTTCAGACCAGCAAACGCACCACCTAATCCTGCCGTGATCTGGGTGAACCCGTTCTGTAGGGTGATACCAGTGGTGACCCAGTTGGCCACACCAGCAGCGGGGAAGCAGATACCGTCGAGGTTGATGAAGAACGTGGAGGCACCGTTGTTGGTGATCATCTGTATGTCACCGTTAGCCTTGACAACGAGGGAGCGCACCGTGTCGGTGTTGTTGGTGTCGAACACGAGGTCGTAGTCAGGACGGAACCCGACAGGCAGGTTGAAGATGGTGGTGAGCACGTTGGAGTTGGTCACGGGCTTGACCAGACCGGACAGGCTCACGATACCGTCGGCGGTCTTGGAGAACGCGCCGGGGTTCCAGCCTCCACCGTAGTCCGTCCAGCCGTTCTGGTAGGTGGGCTTCACGAACGCCAGCAGGCCAGGAGTCGGATCCTTGACAGCCTTGCCCAGCACGTACACCTCGCCGGTACCGTCCCTCAGGGGAAGCACGGCCACAGAGTCTCCGTTGGTCGGCACGTAGGTGGAGGCGTGCCCGCCCACAGTCTTCATAGTGCCGTCGGCCATCGTCACGTAGGGAGCGCCGAACGTCCAGTACGGGCCTAGTGTGGCATACTGAACCTTGCTACCCCCCAGCGAGCTACCGTGCACCACGGCCTTGCGCTGGGACAGCTCCACCCGCACGCGCTCGCCCACACTCAGGGGGTAGACCAGGGTGTCCGGCACCATTGCCAGAGGAGCCGTGTCCCCGTCCAGCTGAACAGACAGGGGCTCCACCGCCGCGACTGTTGCCCACTTGAAGGACGTCATGTCCTTGATGTCTTGGATAGGCATCAGAGCGAGATCACCTCCTGAAGGGTAGACTGCATGAGGCCGAGAGGCGTAGTGTCCAGCTCGATTCTGGTGATGACGTGCTTGCCGTCCACCCCGGCGCGAGAGTTGGAGAACCTCAGCACGTCCCCGACTCTGACCGGGATAGGCAGGTGCTCCAGCTTGACCTGAGCCTGAACTGACGACATCTGCACGAGCGTGGTCTGTGCCCGCTTCTGCAGGAAGTCGATGGTCTCCTCGGGGGTACCGTCCGGGGTCTCTACCGAGTCTACCACGTGAACTATCCAGCGACCTCGAGACTGATAGCTGTACGGACTGTTGGGGTCCTCGTTGGTCCAGACTCCTACGAGAGCTGGCTCGTCCTCCCCGCCCGCTGCCTGCACCGCGATAACCTTGTTCGGTACGTCGAAGCTGTCGCGGTTGCGGGTCCAGCTCGGGGTATAGATAGCCTTGGACCCGTCGCGCAGCTCCCGAGGCAGATCCAGCACCTCGTAGTTCGGAGAACGGTCGGCTGGCAGCACGCGAGGCGTAGCCCGGAAGTTTCCGTAGCCGTCTATCCAGAGCGAGTTGTACCCGGCCACGTCCAGCAGATCGTTGATGATCTTCAGCTTGCTGGTGCCCGCCTCCCAGACCATGCCGGTAGATGTGGCCAGGGTCACCGAGGCATCGATAGCGATGTGCTCCCCAGCAGTAGCCAGCACGGCCTGAACCTCAGGAAGAATGAGGGAGCCAGCCGCTACCGAGTACGACTCGTCTACGTCGTCCTGGTCCGGCACGGTACACTTGTCGAGCAGCTCGACCGACCAGACCCTGCCGGTGTCTTCCCACTGTTCCTCAGCGTTGGACATGAGGAACACCCCGAGAGGCGTGTCAGGCAGTCCGTCGATAACACAAACAGGACGTACCCGAGCCGACTCCAGTGTCAGGTCGGCCACACGCAGCATACCGGGTGCGGCGCTGTCCAGGTCGGCTATCTCCATCTTGCCCGCACCCTTGACGGCAGCGTTCTGATTCCACGTGAGCGAGCTGTCTGACACCCCGTCCAGAATGCCCACGAGGTGATCCAGCCCGTCAGCGTGGGACAGCACCTCCCAGCGGTACGAGGTGATGCGGTCGCCGTAGAGGATATCTTCGGTAGTCAGGTCCCTGAGAGGGATGATAGGGTCAGCCATGACTCAGTCCGTCTCTGTCAGGGTGAAGGAGAGATCTCCACGGGTGGTCTTCTCGTACTCCACCGAGCCCTTCACCGAGCCGAACACCCTGCGGCCCGAGGAGTCGCGGTAGCAGGCCTTACCGGGCATGAGCAGGATGGCCCTGAGTTCCGGGATGGTGCTGCCGAAACCCTCGAACACGAACGACTTGACCTTGAGCTGTACCGAGGTCTCCACGCCGTAGAGCCCGATGGGCTTCAGCCTGCCAGCGGTCTGGATGGTGTCGCTGGCCACACTGAGTGATTCGGAGACGCTGAGGTTGCCGCCGAACGAGACCACCGTGTTGAAGCCTGCTCCCTTGCTGAGGTATGCCCTACGGCACTCGGTAGTGACCAGGTCTACCGTGACAGTAGACTGAGCTCCGAGGTCGCTCGTGGTGGTGATGGTGTAGGTGTTGGTGCCGTGAATGGTTGGCGTGGTGTCGAAGAACGTCAGCTCGGGAGCAGCGGGGTAGTCCTGTATGAGGGTCTCTGTGGAGCCGTCGATGGTACGCGTGATGGTGATGGTAGCGGCCTCGTCCTGATCCGCCGTGGGAGCAGCGATCGCGAGATTGAGCTGTCCGTATCCGGTGTCGGGAAGGTAGACAAGGGTGGGCACCGCTGGCACCGGCGACAGGTACACGACGCTGAACGTGCTGGACACCCACGGCGACCAGATACCATTCGAGTCCTGTACCCGAGCCCGTAGCGTGTAGGACAGGTCGTTCTGGACGGGGGTGGCCATCGTGATGCCGACCTGAATGCTGCTGTCCAGAGTCTCCAGGGACACCGCGTTCTGCAGAAGCTCTAGCTGTGCCTTGACGAACGTGGCACCCTCGGGCTGAGCGAAGCCTACTGTGGCCCTCAGCGTGGCGTCGTGCACGGTGGAACCGGTGGCGGGAGCCGTGATGGTGGCCGTGGGGGCGGTCTTGTAGGTGACCGTCCTCGTGTCGGACCACGGGCTCGCCCCGGTACCGTCGCTGCCCCCGGTGGTAGCAGCGCCCCACGTCCTCACCCGAGTGGTGATGGCCTGATTGGCAGCGTAGACGTTCGCCGCGATAGACCGTGTGCTGGCGGTGGAGGCCACCTTGCCGGTCGTGGTCCAGGTCGTGCCGCCGTCAGTGCTCGTGGCGAACTCGTAGTACTTCTGGGGGGTGGTGTCTACCGAGTTGTGAACCCACGTAAACGTCAGCACCGACGCCTTGTCAGCGTAGGCTCCCATAGCCGGAACGGTAGGCTTGTTCGGGGCCACGAGAAGCTGCACCGTGTTGGTGACCGCGTAGCCCGACCGCAGAGCGCCAGCAGCGGCCCTCACCTCGTACACGTGTACCTTGCTGGGGTCCGGGGCTACGTGGGTGTAGCTCGTGGTACCGCTGGCCACCGTGGCGAGCGCAGCGGCGTCCCAGGTCGTTACCCCACCGGCCACAGTACCGTGCCACACCTCGTGGGTGTGCTCGGCGTACGCGACGTTGTCTGTCCAGGCTACGGTGATGTCTAGGTTGGCCTTCTTGGTGGCCGTAGCGTCGGTGGGGGCTGCTGGGGTGGTGTAGACCGGTGCCGACCAGGCGGACTTCGCGCTGAATCCGGCCGCGTTCCACGCCGAGGCCCTGAAGATGTACTTGTGGTTGGCTGCGACACCGATGATGGCCGAGTTGGTAGCTCCGATGTCCAGCAGGGTGTATTCGGGACCGTCGTTGTCCGAGCAGTACAGCTGATTCGACTGAGGCTGGCCGTTGCTGGCGCTGGACTGCTGCCAGGACACTGTCACCTGAGTGTCGGACACGTAGGTGCCCACCACGTCGTGAGGCGTGCCAGGAAGCTGCACGAGTCGGGTCAGCGTCATGTTCTGCTGAACGCTACCGGGGCCTCCAGCTCCGCTCGTGCCTGTGCCGCCCATGTCCCCGCGAACAGCGATAGACAGCGTGCCGTCCGGGTTGTGGCCCACGCCGAACGAGCCCGAGGCGATGAGGGTGGTTTGGTTGCCGCCTGAACGCCAGTCGAAGTTGAACGAGCCAGACCAGAGGGTGCCGTTGCTCCACACCACGTCGGCTGCGACGCCGTTGGCCCACGTGCTGTTGGAGGTGGAGCGCTCGATGAGGTAGAACGCCCAGCTCACGCCCGAGACGTTGTTGACTGCGTCAAGTCCGTACTCAGAAGTGTCGATTCTCAGCAGACCGGAGCTGCCTGTGTTCGCATCAGCCAAGGACGCTCACCCCCTGTCGGGACTGGACTCGGATAGAGTCTACGATTGCGGATGCCAGCGTCTTGATGGAATCCTTGGATAGTGACACCGCCGTGTCGCCCTGGCTCCTGTCGTTGGCTGCGAAGGAGTCGGCGATGGCAGTGCTGATGACTGTCGGGTCTAGGGTAGCCTCCACTGATAGCGAGCCCTGCTGCTGAGGTGTGGCCTGCATGGGCACGATCTGCTGGATGGTAGACGCGGTAGTCGTGAAGGCCACATCAGTCTGCAGAGACTGAGCCTTGTCCAGAATCTGCTGATTCATCTTGTCTATGGGATTCAGGGCCGTATCGATGTTGGCCGTGACGCCGACTCCGAGGCCAGCGGGGAGCCACTTGCCGACCTCGTCCGCCATGAGCTTGGACGGGGAGTGGATTCCGAAGAAGCCCTTCACCTTGTCCATGATGCCGCCGAAGAACCCACTGATCTTGCCCCAGAGCCAGCCCGCCGCGTCGCTGATGCCGTTCCACAGGCCCTGGATGAGGTGGAGGCCCGCCTGAGCGAGCTGCGGGATGGCCCCGCCGATTCCGTTCACGAGAGCGCTGATGATCTGCGGGATGGCTGCGATGATGCCGCCGATGATGGCTGGCATGTTCTCCACTAGCGCCACGAGCAGCTGAACACCCGCCATGATGATCTGCGGGATGGCTCCTACGATACCGTTGATGATACCGGTGATGATCTGTGGCAGAGCCTGTACGATGGTGGAGATGATCTGCGGCAGAGCACCGATTAGGGCGATGAAGAGCTGAATACCAGCCTGGATGATCTGAGGGATGCTGCTGACGACCGCAGTGATGACAGCCGTGATGATGGTAGGTAGGGCTGCAACGATGGTGGTGATGATCTGAGGCAGAGCCTCCACCAGGCTAGTGAGCATCTGAATGCCCGCCTGTATGATTAGCGGGATGGCTCCGAGCAGCGCCGTGATGATGGCGGTGATCATCTCTGGCAGCACCGCCACGAGCTGTGAGATGATCTCGGGCAGGGCCTGGATGATGCCCTGGAAGAGCTGCACTGCCGCGTCCAGCATCTGTGGCAGGCCTGTGATAATGAACTGAACGATGGCGTCGATGAGGCCCGGCAGGGATGCGATGATGGTGGGGATGGAAGCCAGGATACCCTCGACCAGACCCTCCATGAGCTGGATACCGGCGTCGAGCAGCATAGGCAGCGCCTGGATGATGGCTGCTACCATGCCGATGAGACCGTTGACGATGGTTGGGATGAGCGTAGGTAGGGCCGACGCGATTCCCTGCACGAACGCCACCACAGCCGAGATACCCGCTGACAGAAGCTGGGGAGCAAGCTGGGCGAGGCTCTCGATGAGCCCCACGAGGCCTGGGATGAGGGCCGTGATGAGCGTAGGGAGAGCGCTGGTGATGCCGGTGATGAGGCCGTTCACGAGGGCCACACCCATGTTCAGCACCGCCGGGATGGCCTGTGCCAGGGCGTTGACTACAGTGCTCATCATGTCCCCGAGCTGAGGCCCGAGAGTAGTCATGCTAGAGCCGATCTGCTCGATCACAGGACCAATGTTCTGCACGACTGTCTGGAACGACTGGACAAGCTCGTCGGCGAGGGCGGTGATGTCACCGTTCGGGTCACCGAGGCCCACGAGGAAGTTCTGCCAGGAAGCCTTCATGCTGGCCACCGAGCCCGCGATGGTCTCTGAGGCCTCTCGCGCCGTGTCCCCGGCGATGCCCATGTTGTCCTGGACGGTGTGGATGGCGTCTACGATCTTGTCGAACGAGACACTGTTGATGTTCTCCGCCGTGGCCGTGAAGGAGTCTCCCATGACTCCCGAGTCGTTGACCAGGCGGGCCATCTCGGCAGCGGTACCGCCGTAGCCGAGTTTCAGGTTGTCGAGCATCGTGAAGTTCTGCTTCGCGAAACCCTGGTAGGCGTTCTGGATGTCGGAGATGTTGGAGCCGAAGATGTTGGCGTTGTCCGACATGTCGATGATGGCCTGATTGGCCTTCTCGGCTGCCGCTGCCTGATCCCCGCCAAGACCGTTGATGAGCGCGGCGCTGAAGCTCGTGGCCTGCTGGAGGTAGTCGTTAGCGCTCAGTCCGGCGGTCTTGTACGCGTCGGCAGCGTACTTCTGCATCTGATCGGCGCTGTCACCGAATAGCTTCTCGATGCCGCCCACGTTCTGCTGATACGAGGAGTACGCGCCCACAACGCCTGTGACGAGCGCACCCCCGGCCACAGCAGCAGCGGTGGCGAACCCAAGGACCGCAACACCGGCACCCTTGAGTCCGCCACCGAGCCCACCCAGCTTGGAGTTCGCGTCGCTGGCACCGTCACCGATACCCCGCAGACCCTTCTCAGCACTGTCGGCACCGTCTACTGAGACCTTGATTCTCACGTCGTTGTCGGCCATGCTGTCCTCCCTTCTGGGTTACTTCTCGGGCTGAGGTAGAAGCTCGCCCTCACGCTGGCTGAGCCAGAATGTCCCCATGTGGGGGTCTGGGCCGTTGCCCTTGTTGTGAGCTTCGATCGCGGCCTTGTTGGCTCTGTTCCACATATCCTGTCCCGCTGCGATAGCCTGCTGTGCGGGGCACTCCATGGACCATGCCGTGTAGTCCTCGATAGTTTCTTCTCTGCCCAGTCTAGAGTTGTAGAGATGCTGGCTGAGGGGTCTCCCACAGCCGGGACATCTGGCATCCTTGAGGTACTTCCACTGAGCTACGACCTCTAGGTCAAGCTCATCCCAGGAGTCCGGGCTTCCCTCGTCAAGGAGGCGAACCGGGGGTCGCCCGGACTCCAGAGCCAGGTCTAGCAGAAGTGCTAGACGAGGCCCGATCTCGTAGGGCGAATCGTGACGTCGCCACCCGAGTTCTGCCAGGACATGAAGTTCTGCACGACCTGATGCAGCGCTCCCCCCGGCAGAATGCTGTTCAGACCCTTGCTCGACACCAGGCTGGCGTCAGTGGAGAGAGGCTCGGGAGCCTCCCAGACCTGGCCCTCATCGAGGGTGTCGGGCTGCACTGGGTCCTGCCCGTAGACCGCCACGAAGGTCTTCGGTAGCACGCTCTCGTACTGGTCCAGCGGCTGGCCACCCGCCTTCTTCATGAGCGCTGCCCACTCGGCGAGATCCAGCTTCCTGTACTGGATCCAGACTGAGTTCGGCTCGGGCTTCAGGTCCAGGACCTTCTGCTCCAGCGCCTCGATGGTGCCGTCACCACCGAGGAACCCACCGCCCACGATGGTCTTCATGGCCTTGGCCTGCTGAAGCTCGGTCTTGGCTGCCTCGTACTCGGGTGAGAACGGGGAGCCAAGATCGACCTCCAGCGTGAGGATTTCCTGTCGGCGGGCCTCCACGGCTGCCTTCAGTTCTTCGTACGAGCTGAACATCTTGTGTCTCCTTGACTAGATGGGATGGTTGGTGTGGCCCGGTCAGGCCGCTGCGATGGCGACAGCCTGTGAGGACCGTCCCAGCACCGTGATGTGGGCGGTGATGCCCACGAACGTGTTGTTGGCCTCCAGCGGGTCGATGCTGGTGATGATGACCTTCCAGACCCAGACCTTCTGGGCGTCGGCCAGGGCCGCGTCGTGGGCGAGCCCGTCGCGCCTCCAGATGTAGACCACATCACCGATCTGCAGGCCAGCGATGAGATCCTCGTCCTCCTGCCCGGTGCTCTTGATGACTAGGTCGTCGATCGAGTGCGTCGTGCTGCCCGGAAGCTGCTCGCTGGCCGGGTCGCACAGCCAGTCGATCGACTCGCTGTCGGTGCTGCTCGTTCCATTGAACGTCTGGATGGAGCAGTCGAGCCCGATTCCGGAGCTGAGTTCCGCGAGGGTCGGGGTTTCGATGTCGACGATGGTCGGAGCCACGCCTACCGCGATGTTGCCTCGGCTGATCTGAGTCGAGGGGTTCCACTGAGTGAGCGTCATCATTCTTCCTTTCTACTGGGTATCCTTGGTGCCCTCGGACGAGGACCCCTCGGTCTGTGTGGTGTCCACGTGTTCCGTGGTCTTCGGTACGTCGTTGGGGTTGGGAGTCTCGGGCAGCTCATTGTCCGCCAGCGCTCCCTTCCGCTTCGGCTGAAAGCCCAGAATCGTCTCCCCTGGCTTCAGGTCCCGCACCTTGCGGTGGATCTCGGGGTTGTAGTTCCTGTCGGAGACCGCGTACCTGATCTCGGTCTCCTTGTGGTCGACGACGATGCCGTGCGTCGAAGGCTTGATGTTCGCCATCAGATTCCTCCTTGATTGAGTTGGACGGTCACCTGAGATTCGTAGTGACCTTCGACCTGGGCACCTACGTAGCCCATGGACGTGCTGAGGAGCGTGCCCCCCACGCGCTTGTCCTGCAGATCCCCCATCACTGCCAGGGCGAGATTGTAGCTGGCCTCCACGCTAGCGGCGCAGCAGTACAGCGAGTACTGATAATCCCAGTCGATGGTGGAGTTGAGAGCCAGAGAGACCGGATCGATGACCAACGGACGACTGACCACATAGGGCAGCATCTGACCGGTGTCAGGGTAGCCCTCCACCGTGGGAGCCACTGTCACCAGCGAGGTAATGTCGTTGTAGATGCTCACAGCCCTAGGTCCTCCGCACTGAAGAGACCCTTGTTGATGTCCGCCTGGAGCTTGCGTGCTGCCTCGATGTGGAACGGACGTGCGGCCATACGGCTAGTGCCCAAGGCCACATAGGGCGCGTAGGAGACGGTGGGGCCGATGAGGTAGCTCGTGGCGCTGTCTCGCTCGGCCTGCGTGCTGTTCAGCATGGTACCGGTGTCGACCGCGTGCATGTCCTGGATCTCGCTCTTGACGTACCCGACCGCAACCTGCGCGGTGGTACGAAGCTTCTGGTCTACGAGCGGGCTCACGCTCTTGGACGCCTTGGCGAACTTGGAGGCCAGGTCGGCCATGGACATCTCGGCCATCAGAGATTCTCCTTGCCTTCCTGATTGACGTTGGCGAATTCGCTGGCCACGGCCTTGCGGATGAGGGCCAGGCCGTTCATGCTGACCTTGTCGAGCAGCAGCTTCTTGCCCACAAGCTCGGGCTCGGCCTGGCAGGAGATCACCTGCACGACCTGACCAGCCCGTATGGCTGTGCCCCGTGCCACCTTCACACTGTACGTGGTGGTGGTCTGAGACTCGACCGCGTTCTGGAGTGTGGTGTCCTGCACGAGCCCTGGCACGGGCGTGCCTACTGGGGTCAGGTCCCGCACGACGTTGATACCCTCGGTGCGCTTGGCTCCTACGTCGAAGATCTGAATGGTGTCCCTGAGAACCGAGAGAGCGAGCAGACGAGCTGACTCATCCAAGGTCGGTGTCGACATCGTCATAGCCCACGCCCCTCTCGGCCATGTTGGTCCAGAAGCCCTCTGGGCCACCGGGGATGGGGACGACCTGAAGCACGCTGCCACCGGTCGTCTGATAGATCTTGGACATGGACTTGTACCACGCCTCTAGACCAGACCAGTTCGGGGCGTCCACGCTGACGCTCGTGCCCTCTGAGGATGATGCCCGCACGACGGGCTGGGCCTTCAGGAAGCCCACTAGCCCGACAGCGGCGAAGTAGACGTCGTAGGTGGGGGTGTAGTTCTCCTGGCCGGGCCACACCCCAGCAGAGTCGGGGACCAGCGCGCCAGCCAGCGCCTGGGTCTTCATTCCGTCGGTGATGAGCGTGTATCCAGGCAGGTTCGCGAGCAGCGCACTCAGGTCGTCCACAGCGGCCATGACACTCATCCCTTCTAGGTAGAAGTGGAGGGGCAGGCAGACCCGCTACCTGCCCCTCCGCTACTGGTTGTCGACTAGCCCGCTGCCGGTGCGTCGTCGATGCCGTCATCCGGCGTGGGGTCCTCGTCGGTGAGCACCGCGAACGGGTAGTCCGTGGGAGCACCGCCGACCCGAGCCGTGCTGAACGCCGTGGCGAACGCGACTCGGAACTTGAACCGCAGCGCCACCATGTCGCGCTCGGCGAGGTTGATCTGGTTGGCACCCGTGCCGAGTGTGGCCTGATCGAGCAGCTTGACCTGAACGTCCTCACGGATACCCAGGACCACCTTGGAGGCGTCGCCCGCCAGCATGACCGCCGTGTCGCGGTCCCAGCCACCGTTGGTCAGGTACCGGAGGTCCTGGCCGTAGATGGATGCCGTGCTGCCGTCGGAGCGGACCGCGTCGAGGTAGATCGGCTGACCGTCGTCGTCGCGGAGGCCTCGGAGGCTCCTACGCAGGAACCGACCGGTGAAGGCCGCGTTCACGTCGAACTCGTCGTCCTCCACGATGCCGAACAGCTCGTTGACGTCCGCCACGAGGTCCTTGCGACCGTCCGCCGAGCCGTCGCCCGTGCCGAGCACCTGGTAGTTGCCCGCCGCGATGGCTCCCGGCACGAGGGCCGGGTCGGTCCAGGTCGCTGGCTTGTTGGTGCCGAAGAAGACGGCGGCGTCGAGCACTCGTCCGAACTCCTGGCTGACCAGCGGTCGAACCTCTCCCCAGACGTCGAAGTTGCTGTCGGCGAGCGTGTTCTCGTGCACCGGCACGATGACCGCGATCTCCTCGGCGATCAGCTCCTTGTTGGTCCAGGAGACCTTCGAGGTAGGCTTGACGTCCGTGGCGGTGTCGGCACCGGTGTCCGTCACGAAGCCCGCCGTGGGCAGGGCGCTCAGGACCGGCATGCGTGCCACACCAGCGCTCATCCGGATGGTGCGGAAGGCAGCGAGGGCCGCCGACTGCGCTGTGTCCGGCTTGACGATCTCGTTGATGTCCTGTCGAGCCAGGAGGGCCAGTGCATCGGCCCGTGTGATGTCAGCCATGTGACTGACTCCTTTCTGGCCCGAGGGCCGTTGTGGGTGCTACTTGCCCGCCGCTGCTCGGAGCAGTGCGTTCGGGTCGATCTTGCCATCGTCGCTCTGCTGGGCTCCCCCCGAGGAGAGCGCCTGACTCGTGGCGGTCGGGTTGGCCTTGCGCCAGTCCTTGACGATGGAGTCGATGTCCTTGTCGGTCTCGAACAGGTCGCGAGTGAAGCTCCTGCTGTCGAGTGCCCTGCCGAGAGGTCCTCCTGCCTTCTGCAGGAACTCCTCGAGACGGTCGTACCGCGTCTGGATGGTCTCCAGGGCTTCCGTCGTGGGACGCTTGCTCAGCTCTTCCTCAAGCTGGGTGACCTTGGCACTCTTGGACCTCAGCTCAGCCATCTCAGACTTCTGATTGGCGAGCGTGGTCTTCTGGGTGTTGTACGCCTTGACCAGCGGGTGGTCGTCTGGGAGCTTGACGGGCTCGCCTGACTGCTGTTCGGTTCCGGTCTGCTGCTGCTCTCCCTGGCCCGTTTCGGTGCCGGTGGCCTGCTGCTGACCCTGCTGCTCCTGACCCGACGTTTCGTCGGTGGAGGTGGTGCCGGTGGTGCTCTCGGTAGCCATCTTGGGCTTCCTTCCTTGTATTATTGCTGATAGAGCCTGCTAGAGCAAGCCCTCCTGTCCCCCGGCGAGTCGCTTAGCCCCGCTAGGGATCTTCCTCCTTGGAAGTCTACCCCCAGCGGGCCAGAGCCTGCTTGTACTGGGGCGAGTTGGTGCCGTACATGATTCGAGCGGCCTCTAGGCGCTGCTCGTTGGTCATGTTGCGGAAGTCTCTGCCTACCGGGCTGGCCGGTGCCTGAGGAGCGGCAGGCGTACCTGGCGCGGCGCTACGGGGCTTGTCCTTGGCTGGCAGGGGCTTGGTGTGGCCTACCGGCGCTCCCCACTTCGGGTCGAACACGATGCTGCCGTCCGGCTGAAGCGTGCCCTTGTAGGCCACACGAGAGCGATGCGTGGGGATAGGCGTGCAGCGCCCGTTGGGATGATCCCGAATGTTAGCGTCCTCCACCACGAGACCGTCACGGCTAAGGCAGTAGTCGCACGTGCGCTTGCTCTCCTCGGCTCCCCATACCATGACGATGTCTGGCAGGTCTGAGACACTGTCCCACCCGTTCTTCCAGTAGGCCGAGACTGTCTCGGTGCGGGCCAGCCGGTTGAGCTTGTGGAAGCTCTTGTCCAGTCCAGCGTTGAGCATGGCCCGAGCAGCGTCCGTAGCGTTGAGTCCGGCAGTGATGCTGGCGCTGATGGCTGCCTGCTGCATCTCGCCGTAGATCACGCCTGCCGTAGGGCTCAGCTCCAGCGTCTTGGGAACAGGGAATCCGGCGAGAGCACCGAGACTGGCAGCGTGACCCCCCAGCTTACGAATGAGGGACCTGCTGCTCAGCTCGAACTCGGTGATGTACGCGGTGATGTCCTGGTGGTAGGGCAGGCCAGCGAGCCAGCGGAGGTAGAGAGCCCTCAGTTCCCGCTCCATCTGAGTCGTCGGTACCGTGCCCACGCTCAGCCCCTAGCTACTGCCCGCTGGCCAGGGTTCTGGGCGTAGGCCTGCACCTGACCTGGCGTGGCCGGGAGGCCGGGCTGTCCTGCGGCAGTCATGTCCGTGGGCTGGCCAGGCACGGCAGGGTTGACACCGGGCTGGTCGAGCGTGTCGTCCATGTAGTCGTCGAGGTTGACACCGGGAGTCACCACGCTGGCGATGTACTCCAGCGGGTAACCGATCTGGCTGAGGCTGATGCCATGGGAGTCCAAGCTCTCCTGCAGAAGGTCGTCCCCCTCGCCCCAGAACTCGTACGTCTTGGTCTCCTTGCCCGTGGCAGGATCCTTCTCGGTCTTGTTCTTGGGCAGGCCTAGAAGCTGGGCCAGCTCCTCCATCTGAGGCTCGATGTCGGTGCGCATGCGGGCCACCTTGTTGTTGAACCGCTTGCTGAGCACCTTCAGGGCCACACCAGTCGGGGGCGTTCCGCTGCCTGGCTTGAAGTAGAACTGCGGGATGCCCGTGTTCGAGGAGACCTTGTCCGTGATGCTGTCGTGGTAGGCGATCATGTCGCCGATGGTGGGCGGGTCCAGCTGACCGAACGGACCTTCGCTGCTCGTGGTGAAGATACGACCACCGGAGCCGTCCATGTGACGCTCGTTCATGGCCTCTTCCTCGGGGCCGCTGCCTGCCGGGAGGTACGGGTTCTTCGGTGGCAGATCTACGTTGAGCAGGTACCAGAACGGACGGGCGTACATCTCTGCTACGATGGTCTGGTCCACGATGCTGTGGTTGACCCTGTCCTGCAGCGCTGCCAGCGAGCCGCCGAAGCCCTTGTCGTCCAGGGCGAACCTGAGCAGGGTGTTGCCCGTGGTCTCCTCCCTGAGTGTGAAGCCCTCTGGGGTAGCGGCGCTGAGGTCGTCCGGCGCGGTCTTGACGAACAGGCGGGTACGACCGTCGCTGTAGGCGAACGTGACGTAGTCCTCCATCTTCTCCAGCGAGCGCGTATAGATGGCTGCGACCGTGTAGCTGCCGTCGCTGACCATCTCGTAGTGCTCGGGGAAGTGGGGAGTGCCAGCGGAGTCCACCACCACAGGGCACTCCCCACGACTAAGAAGGGGCACAACGCTGGTGCTGAAGCCCCTCAGCTCGTCAGGCTCGGGTACGAGGTTCTCGGCGTACAGATCGATGACCGACTTGTACACGTTCTCGCTGGTCTGCTGCTTGCTGATATCCGGGAAGGCTTCTGTCACGTACTCCTGCCACTTGGCACCGTGGAGCTTGTAGCTCATCTTGCCGTCGTAGTAGCTGACGTACGTGGGGCTGTCCCGACCGAGAAGGTACTGCTCGATCTTGCTCATGGCCTCGTTGGTGCGGGCCTGCTTCTGTCGCTCGGTGACTACCGTGGCCATGTCAGTTCCCCTCGGGTGTGGCCTGGGGATACACCCGCTGGCCTGTGCTGTCATCCGTGATGTAGCCGTGCACCTCGTCGGCACGAGCCTTCATGTTCTCTTCGAGAATCGGGTCGCCTGCTAGAGGCTGACCCTCGGCGCTGTAGAGCGTGTAGCCCATGATCAGTTCCCCATCTTGAAGTAGTCGATCTTGCCCTGATTGATAGCCTGCGTGAAGGCGTCCACATCGTCGTCGTGAGCACCGAACGGGAAGTCCCTGAACTCCTGGATCATGCCCTCGGAGTACACCGTATCCAGGATGGCGACGTTGCCCTCGTCTACGGTGGGCTGGGCTGCTAGAGCCCGCACCTCCTTGGAGCCCTGAGGCTCTACCGGCTTGATGAGCGCTGCCCGCTTGCGGAGGGTGTTGAGCAATGCTGCCCCGTTGGCTCGCTTCTCCACGTAGATTCTAGAGGTCTGGGGCCAGCGAGCCGACATCCTCAGTACAGCGTTCACGGTCTCTGTGAAGGTGGCCCTCTCGTGGAACCGGTCTACCAGGATCCACTTCCGTCCGATGACAGCGTACACGTGCCCGGCCACATAGTCCCCGTTGGTGGCCTTCTTCTTGCCCGTGCTGTCGATCTGGCCGAACGTGAGGTCCCAGCTCTGGATGATGAGTGCACGGTCGAGAGTCTGCATGGACTTGGTGCGCTCGTCCTGCCAGACAACGGTCTCCCACGGCAGAATGTCGATCTTGTCTACGTTGATGTAGCTCCCGCCAGTGACCTTGGGGTCACCCTGATAGAGTGCCTGCCAGACGTAGGTGCCCACGGCCCTCTTGATGAGGAGCCAGGACCGTTCCGACCGGTTCTGCACTGACGGGAGCCAGTCCCCGACGTTGCGCCCCAGGATGTCTGATCGCCCGAACTGATCGGGTTCTGGGCCTGAGACCGCCTGAGCGGGGATGTTCACGTACCGAGCCCCGAGAACATCGGGCTTCTGAACGTGAGCGATGAGATCATCCTTGTGCCAGCGAGTGGCGATGACGATGATCTGGCTGAGAGAGGACATACGAGTCATGACCACCGAGCTGAACCATTCTACGGTCTGCTCTCGGATGGTCTCGCTCTGGGCCTCGGTCATGTCCTTGATGGGGTCGTCGATGACCGTCATGTCGGACCGGAAGCCCGTCATGGCCGAGCCGCGACCAGCAGCTAGAAGGCCGCCGCCCTCACGGGTCTGCCAAAGCTGGACGTTGCTCGACCCTGACTTCAGGGGAGTCCACGCCTGCACCAGGCCGCGAATCTGCCGGGAGACCGCGTTAGCACGTGCCTGGCTGTACGTAGCGTACACGACCTTGAGCCACGGATCACGAATCAGCATCCAGGCGATGTAGTGGACGATCCAGGTGGTCTTGCCTTCCTGCGGAGGCGTCGAGTAGGCCACACAGCCGAGAGACGTGTTGAGAGCGTCAGGATCCATGCTGTCGGTCAGGACCTTGGTGAGCGCGCTCTCCCGGATTCCGCTGGCCTTGCAGAACAGTCCGAAGTCCTCGCTGATCTGCTCGTAGGAGTACGAGTCGAAGTCGGACGAGTCGAGCGCGTGCTCTAGAGTGGCCGTGGTCTCGTGGGTCATGACGCCCTCTTGCTGACCTCGGCGGCGACCTCGTCCACGCTGATGCCCGGGAACGCCTTGAGAAGTCGCGCTGCCTCGCGGGCTGTCTGCATGCGGATACGACGGGTGTCGACCTCCTCGGTCCCGCCCGTCACCTCCTGGAGCAGCTTCAGAATCTGCAGAAGCTCCATCTCGGTCTTGTGAAGCTCCTGAACCCACACGCTCGTGCCGGACCTCTTTGTCCGTGTCTCCTGCGTGCCTCGCTTGGACTGGATGGTGCCGTCGATGTCGTACTCTGTGAGAACCTCGGTCTCGGTGAGCCTGCCGATGTGACGGCCTACCTCGTCGGAGCTGATCTTGAGCCTCAGCGCCGTGATGTCGGTGATCTTGTTGCGGGCCAGCTGCTGAAGGGTCTCCTCGACAGAGACGCCGCTAGCGTCCGGGCTGATCCCCCATAGACCGGAGATCTGCTGGCTGACGGCAGCTCGTCTCCCCGCCCGAACGCTAGCGGCTGTGCCCCCACCGTGACTCTTGCACACGGTCAGACCCGTGACCGCCGTGCGCCCGCACCGCTCACCGCTGGTGGTCAGAGCCGTGCAGCGCCGTCTCCTGCCCTGAGGGCTGGCGGGCTGCGTGGGGGACATGCCCCAAGCTTACCGTACAGCTCCTAGCAGGCGCAAGCCAGGCTCGCCAGAGCGGCGCTCTAGCCTAGCAGGAGTACGACCGTGGCGGTCCCCCCAAGGACCACCTCCACGGCCACACCTGCCTACGCCCTGCCGCTCCCCAGCTTGAAGCCTGCCTGCACGGCCTGCTCCACCAGGGTCTGGACGGCCCGCCACTGTGCCAGCGTCAGCTGAAGAGAGGGACCAGCCTCGATGACCTGAAGCGCCGTCTGGGTCCACGTGGTCTCGAGCCCCAGAGCCTCGTCGAGCACACGACCCAGAGCTTGGGGCTCGGCGTTGTAGTCCCGGTCGAGGGTCACCTTGCCCGTGCCTAGAAGATCCCGTCGCATGGCTGCCTGTGCTCGCGTCTCGGGCTGAGACCTCTCCTTGTACTCGGGGCATCCGGGCTGGCAGACAACCTTGGCAGGGTGATTGTGCATGCTGAACAAGCCGCCGTACGGCATCAGGCGTGCCAGTAGTGATTGGGCGAGCACGAGTAGTAGATCGCCGGGATCCACAGCACGAGCGCTCCGAACAGAATGTGCAGCATGAGCGAGTGACCCTTCTGCTGACGGACGTACTGCGCACGGTCACGACTCTGCTTGACGGGCTTCTCCTTGCGGGGCCGCTCGACGTTGACGTGGACCTGAGCAGGAACCGGCTGTGCTGGCTCCCTGCCTGTGAGCTTGTCGAGCCTGACGGCCTCGGCGTAGTCGATCTCTCCCCGAGAGTATCGAACCCACGGGCTGTCCGTGACTGCTCGACCGTACTCGTTGCTGCTCTGACCGATGTGGTCCTGCATGTTGCTCATGAGGGTGGACTCCTATGATGTGATGTTTGATGGCGACCCGTGCGGGCCACAACAGGCAGCTTAG